TTCCCAATTTTTAACTCGTAGTAAATCAATATTTTCTAACACGTGCCAAAAATCTGCTATATTAATGCAGCCAAAATCTTTCATATCTCTAAAAGACATGGTTTCAAAGACTAGTTTTTTCCAATGTAAAGGTGGATCTAAATTTGTTAAACTGTTTCGTTCTAAGCCATAATCTTCCATCCAGTTGTTAGCAAAATTTTGCAACCCACTATGATTACAGTCCCATCGACTCCAGGCTCTAATTAATGGTTCTAATAAACCGTATATAAACAAGTCTCCTATAAATAGCTGTTTTAAAGAGGTCATTTCTGTTACAACCATTTTTGTTTTTTCTTCCTCTAAAATAGTATGCATATAATTACATATATTCGGGACAATACTAGGACAATCTGCACGCGACTTAAATGCATGCGTAAACCCCTTTTTAAATGCATGTTTATACCCTATATGTACTAGATATGGGTGACCGGAGTCTATATCTTCTTCTATAATTTTATCCTCCCAGTGTAAAAAATTAACCTTGTCTTTAGTTTTTAAATTAGGCTGCAGGCCATGACCTGTTAATATAATATATGCTTCAGGGTTTAGTCGCTTAAAAGTATTGACTGTCTTCTCTACTATTGCAATTTTATACTCTTCACCGTCTCTTATAAAGACATGGGATAATACTATACAATTATTTTTCATTCATTCGTGTCATGTGTCTTCCTCCATCAAAAGAAGAGTCTCTTAATGTTTTTATAATGCGTGCTAAAGAAGTTGTATCTGTATATTTCGAAGGAATACTAAAGAAATTAGCACAATTATGTCTACGTGACATTTCTGCCGTATATTCATTAAAAATTAAAGCAGCTCTAATACTCGCGTTACTGTTTGCTAGTATATTTATACCTTGCCCGGTTCTACAAAAACCTAAAGCAAAGTCGCATATCTTGTTATTAATAGACTCAATAGCTTGCTCTACATACCCGTTATAATCGATATCTTTTTGTATATGGCAACCGAAATCTATATACTCTATATCTAGAGAGGTTAATATTTCTTTGGCTTGCTCTTTTCTTTCATAACCGGAATGATCGCAACAGAGCCCAATGGGTTTTTCCCCAAACCTATATGCAACTTTATCTACAAAAAATTCTTCAAACCCATTTTCTTCAAAATACTGATGAGCAGTCTGTCCTTGTTTTTCAAGTTCTTTTTTTGCCCATTTTATTTTAAGTTTTCGCCACCAATTAAACATCTAATAACCTCTTTTTGTAATAAACTCTATTTTGATCGTAGCCCATTTGATTAAAAGCATACTCATAGTATTTAACTGAATTACCTCCAGTGTGTAGTGTAATCATTGTGTCTGTTGCACCCAAATTAATGGCCCAATGTTCAAATGCTTTCAACAGTTTTGCACCACCATTGTTGAGTTGTGGTATGCTTTCTGGATTATGCACATACCATTTGTGTGCAATGGCCATTG